TGTTCGACACATTTCCAGAGTGTGAGTGGATTGAAAATTTTGAGATTGATCATGATGTGTCACCTATAAGTTATAAGTTTAATAAACGATATAAGGAAGAAAATAGATACAAAATTAATATGAGAAACGTTATGATTAAACCCCTCAAGTTTATACAAAATCCTAACGCACCAATATCAAAAGAAGATGTATATGATGTTATTATAAACTGTGCTTGTGAACACATGTATCCTATGTGGAAGTTTAGAGAATTGAATAATGCAGTACAGAAAAATCCTTTGTTTGTATTGCAGTCATCAGATGATGATCAACATGAAGATCATATAAATTGTGTTCAGTCAGAAGAAGAGTTAATAGATCAAGCTAGAATTAAACATGTTATGTATTCTGGTTCAAAGGTGTTGTCAAATAAGAGTAAAAGATTTATGGTGATTGGTAGATGACTCCTGTAGAATGGTGCAGGGAAAATGACATTTGGTATCTAAAAATGGATTTAGAAATACCAGAGGTAATCATTAAAGAGGCTCAATCAGTATATGATGAGGGCTTTTTTGTAGAGCATCGACTACAAGATGGTGATGAATGGTGGTCTGCTGCAATACATGGATTTGTACATGAGGATGAATCTGATACGTCTTTGGGTTGGCGTAATACTATGAATCCTAATGGACACCATTACACGGAAGATACCGTGAAGTGGGGTTGGACTGAGGTTGCCGAAGTTGCGCCAGAGATGAAGAGGTGGTTGGAAGACTTTCCACATAAACACTACAGGCGTTGTCGATTTATGTTGATCAAGCCAAGTGGAAGTATTACTGCTCATCATGATGCTAGTGATGTTAGGATAAACGAAGGACGTACAAGGAACATATCTGCTGCGATCAATCTAGCAATCTATCAACCAAAAAATTGTTATCTACGAAGAGTGGATACAAAAGAGGAGTTGCCCTTTGAGAACTGTACAGGCTTTTGGTTTGATAATGGGGTGACACATGAAGCACTAAACAGTTCAAACGAAAATCGTTTTCACTTCATCGTTCATGGTGGATCAAACAAAGAAAGAATTGAATTAATGAAAAAATCTATGGTTAAACAATTTGGTAAAGATGTATTGAGGGAACTTGATTGATAAAATCTTTTGAAATGCTGTATCTATGGCCGCAGTTGGAGGATTACAAAAAAACTCTTCTTCTGATTATGGGCGACTATACTCAAATTGGTAGAAGAAAATCAAACGTGGGTGGGGTGCAAAGTGTCTTATTGGGCCCAGAAGATATGCCAGATAAATTAAAATCTGATATAGATGCTAAAGTGTTGTCTATGAACCCAAATTTAAAGATGATAAGTTGGTGGGTAAACATAAACGGAAATGGTCATAGAAACGACATTCATGATCATCATGACAGGACTCCTCCAGCTAAACTAGCAGGAATTAGTGGAGTATTTTATGTAGATATTCCAGATGATAATATGGGAGATATTTTATTTTTTGGGAAAGCTAGCTCGTCATCTCCTATATTAAGGTTTGAAGCAAGACCGAATAGACTAATACTATTTTCCTCTGATTATCCTCATTCAGTAGAAGAAAATTTAAGTGATAAAGATAGGATTAGCTTATCATTTAATTATATTGAGAATGAAAATGATTGAGAATGTATTATCTAGAAAAAGTATAAATCTTGATATCACTCACCGATGTACATTAGAGTGTCCTAAATGTCTTAGGCGATCCATTCCTACAAACAAGCTTGGAGATTTATCTCTAAACAATTTTAAAAAGATTATTAAACATTTTGATCAGATAGAATTTTGTGGTCAGATATCTGACCCAATCTTTCATCCACAGTTTATAGAGTTTCTTGAACTTACCAAAGATAAGAGAGTTTTTGTACACACTGCGGCTTCTCATAAATCTATGGATTGGTATAGAGATGCATTTATTGCAAATAAAAATGCTACATGGGAGTTTGGTATTGATGGACTTCCACAGGACAGTCATAAATATAGGATAAATCAGAACGGAAAATACTTGTTTAATGTGATGAAAACTGGTGTTGAACTTGGGAATGATATCAGGTGGCAGTATATAATTTTTAAGTATAATGAAAATGATATTACTCAAGCGATAGACCTTGCTAAACGTCATAAAATTCCCATCCACATCAACAAGTCTTCACGATGGTCTGGACCCAATGATCCATACAAGCCAAGAGAGGATAATTGTGCTTAAACCAAAATGTGCCAAAGGAAAATCATTTGCGTTGAATGCTCAAGGATATCTATTACCTTGTTGTTGGACAGACCCACTACGAAAATTAAAACCAAACTACGATGGTAACATGGATGGTATGGATGATTTGTTCAAAGAAGAATTGAAAATAGAAAATGTTGATACGATTGAAGATATTATACTGTCAACAGAATGGCTTGATTTTTTTAATGGTCTAACCAAGAGAACATGTATTCCTAAAATCTGCATGAAATATTGTGGTGATGATAGGGGAACTAGAGAGGCAGAAGTTCATGACTAAGTTAACAGACATAGAATGGTTTTGTCCACAACCATTTATAAATACTGTTTCTACACAGGACGGTGCATCTAAACCATGTTGTGTTCTAAAAGAATGGCCAAATAGACAGTTGGTTAATGATGGAATTATCGGCCCAAAAGCTTTACATGAATCTCAGTTGATGAAAGATTTTCGTAATGAGTTTCTTACTGGCGGTGGGCCGATGCAAAACAAGTTTTGTCAAGTTTGTAAAGAACAAGAAAAACATTCTGCTACAGAAAGTCATAGGATTATGTACCTTGACAAGTTTGATGCAGAGCATGGTGAACACAGAGAACACCTAGAAAAATTAGAGGAGTATATTGATACAGATTGCAGTGAACCATTTTACTTGACTATGGAATATAATGCTCCAAATAATTTTTGTAATCTGAAATGTAATATGTGTGGTCCTTATAACTCTTCCACTTATGCAAAAGAAAATCAAGCAATAGGCATAGACAAAGGTAAAGGTGCTACTAGTTCTTGGCTCAAAGGTAGAACTTGGGTTAATGAAGAAGATGATATGACAAAGTTTGAGGAGGTGTTAGAGACAGCTGTTCAAATGAAACTCGTAGGTGGTGAAACGTTAGCATTGCCTCAAAATTATGAAATGATGGACAAAGCTATTGAGATGGGTGTTGCAAAAAACATGCATCTTACCATAACCACAAATGCAACTTTAACTCCAGAGATGGGTAAGTTGGGTGACATATTTAATTATGTTCCAGAGTTCAATGGCTGTCAGATGAACATTTCGGTGGAGTGTTGGGGAGATAAAAATAATTACATAAGGTTCCCGTCAAAGTGGGAAAAAATAATGAAGAACGTGGGACGATTCTCAAAGATGCCTGACACTAAGATATTATTTGCTACTTGTGTTAGCTCTCTTAATATTGGTTATTTGAATGAGGTGGCTGATGGTGTAGATATTTTACAAGAACAGGAACCAGATATCTATAACGATTTTGCTACTGGTAGTCTTGTTTATGGTGGAGATAATTTGTATATTGTTACGGCACTCCCACTAGATATTAGAGAACAATATCTTGAAAGAATTTATACTTTAGTAAAACCGCATCACACAAAAACGTTTATGAAGTTGGCTAATTATCTCACTGACATGGAGTGGGATGAGAAACTACATAAAAAAATGATGATTGATGTTGCAAAACGAGACAAGTTTCGGGGCACGTGTTTAACTGATGTGTTTCCAGAATGGAAACCTTATTATGAAAAACTTTGAGGAATTTAAAGACCTTTGGTTAAATGAAACAAACAAGATAAAAATCAAAAAAGGTTTTGAACATTTGGTTTTCATTGTTGTGCAGCCAGAAAATTTGGGTTGGAATTTTGGAATAGAAAAACAATTGCAAACAACGTTGTTGCAAACCTCTGGTGGTTTTACTGGAGCTGGAACAGGACATAATCAAAAGTTATGTCATCTAACAGAACTAAACGATGTATTAGATACTTGTGATGAATACACTTATGCTATGATTGTTTCTACTGGTATGGTTTTTGATATGATAAGCTATCCAACATCAATTGAAAGTTTTTGTAAGTGGACTGAAGGTGATGAATTCTGTAGAGCTCACATAATTGTACATCCAGATAAACCAGCGTTTTTGCATCACCAACATATGGAATTAAATCTTGATATCTGGAGAAGGAAGGAAAAACCTAACCTCCATAATAAGTGGGAAAAATACATAAGGTCTAGTGATAATTTTCATGATGACTATACGCCATCTACATTAAAGGTATCTGGATTTCCTACTATCACAAATTTTTCTATAGTAGATAGAAAACATAAAGCTTGGTCTTATGGCCATCTGGAGGATCGTAAAAAACTCCATGATCTAAATTGGAATATTATAGTGAATAGAACATTTGGTTGGCGTGATCAGTTAGATATGACTGATAATTATTTTAAAATATTAATGACCAGAATGTATGAAACGTTTTATGTAGAGAATACGGAAAATTTAGGTAAGCTTCCTGACGATGAGTTTAATTTAATTATTACTCCTACAGCTGGATATAGTGGTGAGGTATTTGCTGATAGGTTAAATTTTAATGGTGATATTGTATTCTATGATTATTGTAGTGAGAATGTAGATATAAAACAAAATATAGTTGAAATGAATATGACTATGGATGATATAAAGTTATATTCAAAAAATGAAACACAGATGTTTATTTTTAATGATTACGGTGGGGATATACCACACACAGATGAATTGAAAAAACGAGGTATGACCTTTGGAACTCATGAGGAGCTAAGAAAACTACAACTGAATATGTACGAAGAATGTGATATAGAGTATAAAGTATTTGATGTTATAGACAGCTGCCTTGCTGGAAACAAATGGTTCGTAGAAAAAATAAAAGATAAACGGGTGTTCATGGATATTAGTAATATATACGGCTATCATGTATCTCATGTTTGTTATACCTTTCCAGAACTACTTAAAAGTTTTGATAAACTAATTGAACTATTGGATACCCACACTGAACATTATTACTTGAGAGGCACAAGACCTACGAAGGACAAATATGCTAAACGATAAGTTCACAGAACTAAATCATAAGTATAATGCTTTTGATTACTACAAAGAAAAATTAGATGTAAACTTTCTAGAGTTTACCTTGGAAGAATTAGGTTTGCCAACTGCAAATGAGTTGTATAAACAAACCTTAAAAATTGTGGATGAGATTGGTGGTATCAAAGGATGGCAAAGAGATAACAAAGAGTCAAAGAAATACAAAGGGTTTAGTATTTGTATGAATCCAAACGGTGATGAACATTTACAAGGTCCACACGCAAGTCTTGGCCATCCAGAATTAAACTGGGCTTATTCTCGAATAAATAATCCAAACCCGCCTTGGGAAACTGACAGAGATACTTATTATGACACATATGGATTTTCCACAGTTCATCCAGTAGTCAAAAAACATTATGGTAAACTTTTAGATAGTGTAGATTTACTACCAACAAGATCAAGAGTTATGTGGGCTTATCCTGGCCACGAACAGTCTTGGCATATAGATGAAGTTTTGTGGAGTGCGATAAGATTTAATATTCCACTGGTTACAGAACCATCTTATATTTTAGAGATTGATGGAACAGATGACTATGACAATTCTTTGACACTAACAAAACATTTAGAAGTGGGTAAAGCTTATATGTGGAATACAAGAATAAAACAGAGAGTTAGGGATACTGGTGGTGGAACTAAACCAAGAATTCACATTGTTGCTGCATTCATTCCTTGGTTTGAAAAAGACGGCATTGATTGGAAACCGAATAAATACTTTGGAGTACAACCTATGGACATGATAAAATCAAAAATGATTTTTCCTTACGCACCATGAAGATATTTGCAGTTAGAATAGGCGAAAAGTATGGGCCCGAATATGAAACATACTTAGAGAAAAAACTTTCAGACTACGAGATGGTTTGGATTCGAGAACCATATAATCCAGAAGTTGTACTTCAATGGAATAAGATGTATGCCATGAATACGGGCATTGATGAGCCTGTTTGTGTTATTGATATTGACATGTTACTTATTAATGACTACAAGAAAATATTTGAATTTCCTATTGAACGTGGTGAATTTGCTGCAATGCCTGGGTGGTGGAGAGATACAGATAAAGAAGGATATCAAATCAATGGAGGGTTTTTTAAATATTACCCTACGGACTGCCAGTATATCTATGATAAATTTATGAAAGATTATAAACACTGGCAGAGTTATTATATCTTGAATGGAACAACAAACGGGCCTGTTAATGGAGAACAGTATTTTGTTGAGGATTCTGTTAAGGAGAAATTAAAGTTAAAAGTTCTTCCCCCTGAGTGGTTTACTCGTTGGGTAACAGGGGAAGACATTATATACGGTAAGAGTATAATGAAGTTTAACGTTCAGCTAACAAGAAAATATAGAAAAATAACTGGTAATGATTATGTATTTTTAGGAGATGAGTTTCATCCTGACATAAAATGCGTCCACTTTTCTCATAGATTTAATAAACCACATGAGTGGAAGGGGTTTAAAAATTATGTATAAAGTTGAAGAGATAGAGTGGGAAGATATTAAAGAAGTATGGGAACAACATTTATGGCCAGAAAAGAAAGGTGGAGTGAAACAAACTAATAATTGGACACTAACGATGGAGCCGTATTTATTCACAACCGTATTAAAGAAGGGGGGGATACCAAAGTCAGAAAACACAATCCCACAGTTCTTTGGTATTAGAATTAATAAAGAGCTAGTTTGTGTTAACAGCTGCTTTATAACTTCATCTAGTCATCCATTTAGCTATAAGGAAGATCGTTATTGGCGTTCTAGAGGTCTTTGGACTTCTCCTAATCATCGACGAAAAGGTCTTTCATTTAAAATTCTAACTCATACATCTGAGTTTGTAAGTAAACGTGGAGCAACTTGGTTGTGGACGGTTCCAAGACAATCAGCTCTTCCTGCTTACGAAAAGGTAGGTTTTGTTAAAAAAAGTGATTGGTTTGATGATGGACAGTATGGACCCAATTGTGTGGCATCTAAATACTTATAAATATAGGACAAAGGAGTGACATAATGGCAATCCCAACAACAAGAGAAACATTTAAATTCTACTGTCTTAGGTCACTTGGGCATGGTGTAATTGATATTAACGTATCAGAAGATCAGATTGATGACCGTATTGATGAAGCTCTTCAGTATTTTGCAGAATATCATTACGATGGAATTGAAAGAGTATACCTTAAACATCAAATTACACAAGATGAAATTGATAGAGCAAAAACAAATCTTAGTTCATCTGCAACAGATACCGTTGATGATTCTGTATCTGCTACATGGTTAGATGGTGCAGGGTATATTCCTACACCAGATGCAGTTATTTCCGTTGTACAAGTATTTCCTTTCACAGACAGTACTGGCGGCGATATGTTTGATATTAGATATCAGCTCCGACTGAATGACCTATACGATTTTTCGTCATCCTCTATTATGGAATATCAGATGACACTTCAACACCTAGACTTTTTAGAACACATCCTTGTAGGTGAAATTCCAATTCGTTTCAATCAACATCAACAGAGACTTTATCTAGATATGGATTGGAGTAATTCTGTTAGTGTAGGTGAATATATAATTATTGAATGTTATAGAAAGCTTGATCCAACACAATTCCCAGACATTTTCAACGACATGTATCTTAAAAAATATACATCAGCTCTTATTAAAAGACAATGGGGAGCAAACCTATCTAAGTTTAGTGGAGTAGAAATGCTTGGTGGAGTTACAATGAATGGTGCAGATATTTTCTCTCAAGCTTTAGATGAAATTACTAAGTTGGAGGATCAGATTCAATTGCACTTTGAATTGCCTGTTAATGGTATGATAGGATAGTCTCATGGCAGTAAATTCAGCATTCCACACGAACAATGTTGCTGCTCTCGCAACTGAACAAAATCTTTATAAAAACTTGATTGCTGAAGTAATCCAGATTTATGGGCATGATGTTCATTATATTGATAGAACACTTGTTGCAGAAGACAACATGTTTGGAGAGGACACACTTTCTAAATTTAGGAACTCTGCAAAAATTGAAATGTATGTTGAGGACACTAGTGGTGGGTATGCTGGTGAGAAAGAACTTATGTCTAAATTTGGATTGGAAAATCTGAGTGAGATTACTTTTGTTGTTGCAAAACATAGATTTCAAGAATTAACAAAACAATTCACTATTGAAGACGCAACAGATACAGCTTCGGGTGGTTCTATTCTCATGGAGACTGCAACTATAAGCCAGACAGGAAATTCTGTTGTATTTGAAGGAACTGATTTTTATCTTCTTAACGAAACTGATGCAACAGATTCAGATAGGCCATTAGAAGGTGATTTAGTTTTTCACCCAATACTTAAAAAATTGTTTCAAGTTAATTTTGTAGATCATGATGCCCCGTTCAATCAATTAGATAATAATCCAGTTTACAAATTACAGTGTCGCACATTCGATTACAGTTCGGAAGCTTTGGATACTGGTATTTCAGCTATTGATGCAATTGAAGATGCGTTGTCTGTAGATACGTTATTATATCAAGTTACATTGGAACAGTCTTCGTTTGTTAATGAAACTATTCGTATACATGATACATCCACAACTAGAGGCCTGTTGTTACAGGAACAAGAGAATTCACCCTTCTCAAATGTGTTTGATAACATAATATTTGAGGATGACTCAACTTCAGTTGGTGAGAGCTTATTACTTGAAACTGGTGAGTGGTTGTTACAAGAAGACTATATAATAGGAGAAGGTAGTAGATTATCTACTGACGTTGATCCGTCAGCTCAAAATGAGTTATTCGATAGACTAGATGATACAGTTTTAGATTTTACAGAATCTAATCCATTTGGTGATGCAGGGAGTTTAGGTTAATGTTAGGTACACAATATTATCATGAGACAATCAGAAAAGTGGTTGTCGCATTTGGTACAATGTTTAATAATATATCATTAGTTCGTAAAGACAGCGATGGTAAAGTAGTTCAGTCTATGAAGGTGCCATTAGCATATGGGCCTCGGCAAAAGTTTTTGGTTCGACTAGCTGAAGACCCTGACTTGACAAAACAAGTTGCAGTAACTCTACCTAGAATTGGTTTTGAGATTAACGGTCTTACCTATGATTCTACTAGAAAACTAAATCGTATTCAAAAATTCAAAAAGACTAAGAGTGGAAATTCTAAGCAACTTGAAACACAGTATATGCCTGTTCCATATAATGTTGGATTTGAGTTATATGTTCTTGCAAAAAATTCTGATGATGCTTTGCAGATTGTTGAACAAATTTTACCATACTTCCAACCTGAGTATACTCTTACTCTTAATGATATGGCGGAGATGGGAATTAAACGAGATGTTCCTATCGTATTAAATAGTATATCATATGAAGACGATTATGCTGGAGATTTTACATCCAGACGAGCTTTGATCTATACTTTAAGTTTCACTGCAAAATTCTATCTATATGGCCCAGTTACTTCGCAGTCAATTATTAAGACTGTACAAGTTGATCAGTTTACAGATATTAAGACAAATATTCCTACACGGGAACAGAGGCTTGTTGTTACACCCAATCCTAGTACAGCTGATGCTGATGATGACTTTGGATTTAATGAAACAACTTCATTCTTCCAAGGAGTGGATGAGTAGTGTGTATGATGAACGTAAGTCTATCAATATAGAAACATCTATTAGATGCAACCTAGAATGCCCTAAATGTGAAAGAAAATATTTACTGGCAAATAATTTACCATTTTTAGGTGGTGATATGTCGGTATCTGACTTTGAAAAGGTTGTAGAATATTATGATAGCATACATCTTATAGGAAACATTTCTGATCCTATTTTTGCTACAAATTTAATAGACTTTCTCAAACTAACTTATGAAAAAAATAAAAAGACTATCTTGCACACTGCTGCATCACACAAATCTTCAACTAGGTACACAGAAGCATTTAAGGCTAACGTAAATGCAAAGTGGATTTTTGGTATTGATGGACTTCCACAAGACAGTCATAAATATAGAATAAACCAAGACGGTAAACATTTGTTTGATATGATGAAACTTGCATTAAACTATGGGTTAATTCCTGTGTGGAAATATATTGTTTTTAAATACAATCAAAATGATATTGCCGAGGCAAGAGCTTTGGCAAAACATAATGGAATAAAATTTAAACCAGTAATGTCAAGTAGGTGGGGTGAGTCGTATAGATATGGTGAGTGGCAAGATGAGATGTGGGATAAATTTTTATTTGAACCCCGTGCTGTGTATGTCATGGGCAGAGGGATCGTATCTCCGATGAGCGACAGCCTCATCAACGATAATAAAGAATGACACTTAATCCCCGTTGTCTTAGAGAAAATGGAAACGATGTATTTTTTTGTGCCACAGGTCATCTGCTACCATGCTGTGGTTTACAAAGAACTCGTTCTGAAGAAGAAGAAAAAGAGATATCTCGATTCTATAAGGACAGTATGAAGGTTAGTAATGTAGAAAGGATTGAAGATATTGTCGAAGGAGAAGAATGGCAATCTTGGTTTGACACACTTATAAATAATCCAGAACAAGCTCCTAATATATGTAAGAGGTATTGTGACGATGAGTAATGAAATTGATAAGGCCTTAGGTGTGGTCGAAAGTCTTCCTAAAAAAATTATTAAACAAGAAGTAGTATCCTCATCTCAAGAAGATTGGGGTGATACGAATGAGCATGTGGAGAAAGATTATGAATACCAAAGACAAAACTTCTACAATTTGGTCGAAAAAGGAACGGATGCAGTGGAAGGCATATTGGAGCTCGCCAAAGAATCGGACCATCCACGAGCATACGAAGTTGCCGGTAACCTTATCAAACAAGTTGCTGAAGTTACTGAAAAACTTGGTGACTTACAAGAGAAAATGAGAAAACTAAAAGAGGTGCCTAACAACGCACCAAAGAGTGTGACAAACGCATTATTTGTTGGAAGTACTGCTGAATTGCAAAAGATGTTAAAGGAAAAATAAAGGATTGTTATGATTGAATTAATGATGGTTGTGATTTACACAATGGCTATATGGGTTATGACCTACCTATTTTCAAAAGGTTATAATACTACAGATAAATTTTTAGTTGCTAATCGTGATATCGGAACGGTATCGGGAGGGTTAAGCATTGCAGCGACATGGATATGGGCACCTGCTTTATTTGTGAGTGCAACAAAAGCATATACTGATGGGATACCTGGCTTATTTTGGTTTACAGTTCCAAACGTTCTTTGTTTGGTTCTGTTTGCATACTTTGCTTCTTATCTAAGGGAGTTAGTTCCAGAAGGATTTACTCTTAGTGGATACATTCGTGACAAGGTGAGTCCTAGAGTACAAAAACTCTATTGGGGAGAGATGGGTTACTTGACTATTAGTGCATTTGCAATTCAACTGCTTGCTGGTGGTATGCTGATGCACAAGATGACAGGTGTTGACTTTACACTCATAACCGTAATCATGGCTGCTATTGCACTTAGTTATAGTTTGTTTAGTGGAATCAAGGGGTCTATTGTAACTGATTGGGTACAGATGGTAATCATTGCTGTTATGTGCCTTACATTGGTTCCTTGGGCAGTATCAGAAGGTGGTGGTTGGGAAACCGTTGCTAAGGGTGCGACAGGAAGTGTTTTTGACTTGGATGTTTTTCTGTCCTTTGGTATTGCTGTTAGTATCGGTCTACTTGCTGGACCGTTTGGCGATCAGATGTTCTATCAAAGAGCATTTAGTATTAAAAAAGAAAAGTTAAAAAAATCATTCTTTTTAGGAGCTGCAATTTTTGCTATCGTGCCTATCAGTATGGGTATTCTAGGATTTATTGCTACTGGTCTGGATATGAAGGTTGCAGCTGGCTTGGTCAACTACGAGGTAATTAAAGAGCTGTTGCCTGTGTGGGCAGTCTATCCTTTCTTATTTGCAGTTATGTGTGGACTTCTATCTACATGTGATTCTGCAATGTGTGCTGTAAGTAGTCTTGCAGCTAAAGATTGGTTTCCTACTTCAGAAATAACTGGTGCTAGAGTTGCTATGGTTGCTCTTGCTGTTCTTGCGGTTGGAATTGCAAATACGCCGGGACTTGCAGTAGTACATCTGTTCTTATTTCATTCTGCATTTAGAGCATGTACACTTCTTCCTACAGTGCAGGCTGTTCTTTATGATGATATTTATGAACCATCAATGTTTTGGGGAATTATTGCATCTCTTATATTAGGATTACCACTGTTCTGTTATGGAATGTTATTCGGTGGCGGTTGGATGTTTATTGCGCCTGGCGCAATTATTACAGCTGGTGCAAGTGGTCTGATTGTTTATGTGGGGAGGAAACTTGCGAATGACCGCACTAACGTTGCCAGGTAATCCTTATGTTCCAATTGAGGAATTTCCAGAGAGCTCTCGACATTTATCTTCATTTGATAAGAAATATTCAAATATGATGCCGAAAAGATCGGGAATTCTTATTGACAGAAGTAAGACGATTGATTTCTATAATGGGTCGTTAGATTTTCCAAATACAACTCCCATTCCTAAAATAACTACATCATTGTCCATAGAGGAATGTATAGAGGAGAGTGTATTTAAATTATGTGAAATTGCTAAAAATAAAAGAATCTATATTCTTTGGAGTGGTGGCATTGATAGTTCCGCTGCTCTTTTAGGTATTTGGAAATATGGAAAGATATTATTTGATAATAATAAAGTAAGCTTATTACATAGTCGCAGCAGTGTGCGAGAAAGTCCTTTTTTATATGATTGGATTGTAAGAAATAAAATATTAACTGAAGAAGTTGGGTCAGTAACAAAGTTTATTAAAGACCAACCCCAAGGCTCTTCCGACACCAATGATAAAAGTAACATCTATGTCACAGGGGAGATCGGCGATCAGATTATGGGCAATTTTCATAATTTATCATCTTTTCCAAATTTGAACGATGAGGAAAACCTTTTAAGTAAGGATATATTTTCTTTCCTAAAACCAATTCAAGACAAAGAAAAAAAAGAAGCTTGGAGTTCAGTTGCCCATTTATTATATGATAATCGTAAAACAGAGATTGAAACAGTATTTGACATGTTATCGTGGTTCACCTTTACCTGTAAATACGAACATCCAAAATATAGATTTTGGTTGGCAGCTGCCAGAAGGATACCCACATACAATTTTTTTGATACAGACGAATTTCAAAATTGGTCTATGAATAATAATTGGAAAGAAAAGTGTAATGGTAATTGGTGGACGCATTATAAGATGCCATTGAAAAAATTTATATATGATATCACTGGAAGTGAATATGCACTAACAATGTATAAACAATCGAGTCTAATACAAGATCACAGTGATGAAATAATACAAGAGCGTCGATTTCGTTACATTGATGAGAATTTTGAAGTGAGGAGCATCTTTGAATGAAAGTAAAATATAATGCTCCACATATTTTTGAGGTAGCGCCGCCGTTGCACCATGTAGGTCAATTAGTTCAATCATATACGACTGTAGATAGAACTGGTAAGTTTAATACTTTTGATATGATGTATGATGAAATTCCAACTGTAGGAAAATTCAATAAGTCTTGGGAAGAGTGTTGCATGGATGCAGCCAAAGAACTATGGAAATTAGGAAAACCCATAGAACTATTTTGGAGCGGTGGAATTGACAGCAGCGGAGCTTTGATAGCACTATTAGAAACTAAATCTGATTCTGATGTATTGAATATTAGATACACGCAAGATTCTATAGATGAGTTTCCTCTGATGTGGGAGAAATTAGTAAAACACAGAAATGATCCTCTTCCACATAAAGAAATGTTGGTTGATACTTTATTTGAGAATCATGATATCATAAAAGTTACAGGTGAGTGTGGTGACCAGTTATTCGGTAGTGATGCCTTACATGCAAACTTAGATAAACATGCAGATGATTGGGAGAATATTTTTTCTTGGTCTAATAATAACTTATTTAATATAAAATCTGATACGCCAGTGGATACACAAGAAAATTACGAATATAAAAAAAATCAGTTAGCTAAAGTTTTATTTGAACATGTGGACTACTCGCCAGTTGAAATAAAAACAATATTTGATTTATTTTGGTGGTGTAATTTTTGCTTTAAGTGGCAAGATGTAGATAGTCGTATGATTTTTACGTTTTCTACTACAGCAGATTGGAAGTCCACGATAAGTTTTTTTAACACTGAGGATTTTCAGAGATGGTCTATAACTAACCACGATATAAAACATGGGGGTACTTGGGAGACATATAAACAACCGGCTAAGGAATATATCAACAAATACATTAAAGATGAAACTTATAGAAAAAGTAAAACAAAAGAACCCTCATTAATTAAAATTTTGGCTGGATCAATTGATATAGAATATAATTATGAATATAGACAGATGCGGAGAAAAAGGCCTAATATAATTAAGTTAGTATTAGAGGATGGTAGATATTGGAGGAATAGTGATAAAATTCCACAGGAGGTTTACGAATCATGCCTAAAAATTTAAATGAACATTTCTATTTAACCTAAATAAATCATGGTAGAACAATCAGTATATCTAGGAAATCCTAACCTCAAAAGAGCCAATGTTGCTCAGTCGTGGACAAAGGAAGAACTTAAAGAGTATCAACGTTGTATGGCAGACCCACAGTATTTTGTGGAAAACTATATTATGATTGTATCTTTGGATGAAGGTCTAGTACCTTTTAAACTCTATGATTTTCAGAAGGAAATGATAGGAACGTTTCATCAGAATCGTTTTACTATATGTAAGCTTCCTAGACAGTCTGGAAAATCTACTACTATTATTGCATATTTACTTCATTATGTTTTGTTTAATCCTAGTGTGAATGTGGCTATCCTTGCCAATAAGGCTGCTACTGCAAGGGACTTACTTGGGAGACTTCAACTCGCATATGAACACTTACCCAAGTGGTTACAACAAGGCGTTATGTCTTGGAACAAAGGCAGCTTGGAGTTAGAAAATGGTAGTAAAATACTCGCATCTTCTACTTCTGCAAGCGCTGTTCGTGGTGGGTCTTATAATATTATATTTCTGGATGAGTTTGCCTACGTCCCAGCAAACGTTGCAGAACAGTTCTTTAGCTCAGTCTATCCAACAATTAGTTCTGGTAAAACAACCAAGGTAATGATTGTTTCAACTCCACATGGTATGAACATGTTTTATAAGTTGTGGACGGATGCAGAGGAGGGAAGAAATACTTATGTTCCAATTGAAGTACATTGGAGCGAAGTTCCTGGCCGTGATGATAAGTGGAAAGCAGAAACTATTAAGAATACCTCTCAATCTCAATTTAACACAGAGTTTGAATGTGAGTTTCTAGGGTCTATTGATACACTAATCACACCAGCTAAACTTAAACAGTTGACGTATAGAACTCCAATTCAGTCTAATGCTGGACTAGATGTTCATGTTTCACCACAAGAAGGACACACATACTTTCTTACCGCTGATGTTTCTAGAGGAACAAAGAATGATTACTCAGCATTTGTAGTGGTTGATGTAACAGAAATACCTTATAAGATTGTTGCAAAATTTAGAGACAACGAAATTAAACCTCTTATATTTCCAGCAAAAATTCATGATGTTGCTCGTGCATATAATCAAGCATTTGTTATGATTGAGGTTAATGACATTGGAGAACAAGTTGCTAGTGCTATGCAGTTTGACTTGGAGTACGACAACATAATAATGGCTTCCATGCGTGGGCGAGCGGGACAAGTCCTTGGAGGAGGGTTCTCAGGGGGCAGAGCTCAATTGGGGGTAAGAACCACTAAAGCAGTAAAACGTATTGGTTGTTCTAATCTTAAACAATTAGTCGAGGACAATAAGTTAATTGTTGAAGACTTGGAGATTATCACAGAGTTATCTACATTTATTGTCAAAGGGCAATCATTTGAGGCTGATGAAGGATGTAACGATGATTTGGTAGCATGTCTGTTTATGTTTGCATGGGCAACAGACCAACAATATTTCAAAGAATTATCTGATCAAGACATTCGAGCTACTATGATGAGGGAACAACAAGACTCATTAGAACAAGATATGGCTCCGTTTGGATTTGTGCTTGATGGTCTTGAAGAGGAAAACTCTGGTCAAATGACTGATGAGTATGGAACTAAATGGAATCCAGTGGTTAGAGACAATCGTTCAAATTGGTAAGTTACTATATAAACTCAATAAGATCGTTATCTATTTTAATAAAACAATTTGAACAAAGGACAGTAGATTGATATATTAGTTCAGTAACTTCCCTTCGGCTTTCATCATTCATACCTTTACGTTGAGTTAATTTTCTTATTTTGTTGTTGTGTGGATAAAATTTTAAACATACAGTCTCACTTTCACCACAATGAGAACATGACTTTTCTGCAAGATATTCGTTAAGCCATACAATGCGCTGACGATAATTACGTTTTGATACACTTTTTATAGTATCTTTATATTTTTCATAATGTTCATTCATAGGATTATTTATAAGAATCCTCACATATAAAAACAGTGTTTTAGGAATCTGTTTTTTATAAATATTCGTAATGAAAAGAATAAACTCTAACGTAGAGTTGGTTCTCTACAGATAAAAGGAGTAAGGAAAATGAGTTTTTTAGTGTCGCCTGGCGTACATGTTCGAGAAATTGACTTAACAAACATTGTTCCTTCCATCCAAACTAATATCGGTGCTGTGGCCGGACCTTTCGAAAAGGGTCCAGTTTCTTCCGTTGTTAATATTGGGTCGGAGGCTGAGTTGGTTGCCATTTTTGGTAAACCAAACTCAAGTAACTTTGAATATTTTTTCACTGCTGCAAACTTTTTGCAGTATTCAAATGCACTTAAAGTTGTGCGTTGTGAGTCTGCTGTTTTGAACGCCTGTTCAAACCTTGGACTTTTAATTAGAGATGCAGATCACTATACTAACTCATTTAGAGATGGTCAAGGTAGTGTTGGTCCTTTTGCCGCACGAACTGCTGGTGATCATGGTAATAGTCTCGCTGTTTCAATCTGTGCTACTTCTACAGCATTTTCGCAAGACATTACAGGTGCTAACCAAGTTAACGGTACACCAGCAAGTGGTGCAACATCTATAACAGTTGATGACGTTGATCTTGCATCTAATGCAATTAAC